ATATTTAACACTCTGGTCAGCCTTTATCTTCATCTTTGCCACATTGCTAAATTCATCATATATACCTAATTTCTTCAGTTTGCCGGTATTCCTTGCAAGCCACCCCATAGCCCTTTTAGCCGATAATTCACCAGTCAAAGGGTCTTTAGATTTATTCAATAAGTCCATACTGTAATAGTCTTTCATTGCAGTAGCCGCCGTTTGATTACTGCCAACTGCCCGCCTGAAAGCATCTATATCGTCAAGCGAATCAAATTCACTTGCTATGTTAGCCAGCGCAATACGAGTTTCTTCTCCACGCCTGCCCTTAGCCAATACATCCGCCACAGTCCCCTGCTTGAATTTCCCCGCATATTCCTTATAAAATGACGATGCTTGCCGATATAATTCACCAGCCCTGTCTGTACGTTCGGATAATGTATCTATGGTATCTTCAATACCATCCTGAAGCATTTTAAGTCGCCTGATATATTGGTCGTTTGGTGTTGCAGAACCTTGTGCAGTCCTTACTTCTGCAATAACCTGACTGCGAAGTTTCCGTAATTCACTAAAACTGATAGGCTTGATTGTCTCCCTTGCGCCCTGCATAGGCTTACCAGTAGCATCCAGTATCGTTCCACCTGTTTCCTTTACAACTAATTTACTCCTAAGACCTTTAAGTAAAGACCCTGGAATATTTGTGCCTTTTTCTACGATAGGATCAAAATCCTTGTAAATATCATCTATGGTCTGTACGAGGTTTTCAGATTTTACCTGCACATCCGGTATGGCATCATACAATGCCTTAGCCTTAGCTCTACCAGCCTGCTTACCTGCTGACAGTGTACCGTGTATGGTCTTCCCCATAACTTGCTCATCCATGTGTTGAGATAGCCTATTTACTTCAGACTGCACTGCATCCGTTGCCTCTTTAGATGCTGTTTCCAAATGAGTTTGAGTCACCTTCACCTGTTTGGCAAATTCTCCGGCTTGACCTGCGCCAGATACTTTAGAAGCATAATAATTCCGCAATACTTTGTTAGCAACTTCCCTTTGTGTCTGTGTTAAATCCTGCCCACCATGTTTAGCCAATGCACGCTCTAACGATATAGCCGAGGCATCATTGGTTAATTGCCCTTGAGTAAATTTAAGCCCTGGTATTCGCCCTTGCAATTCTTTAGCTACCTTAATATTATGTTCAATTTGAGGTTGTGTTAATACCGTCCCCCGTGATTCTCCTGTGAATTGATCGTATACTTTACCCGCTAATCTTTTAGAGGGTTCAGGCATGATTCCGGTTTTTGCGACAGATGCAGGTTTTTCCAATATTCCTACAGTTTCACCAGCTTTTCTGCCCAACCATTTAGCACCTTTACCAATAGGTTGAGCTATTTTACCTATTACTTGCCCACCCATTTCATAAGCCGCCCCCACAGGAACATCTTTAGCAAATTCTGTTAATGCTTCAGTTGGCGTTTCAGGTTCTTCGTAGCCCAACATTACTCCACCGCCTTTAGTAAGTCTCCTTGCTCCTGCATAACCTAAACCTGCACCGATAACAGTTCCAGCAATAGGGGTAACACCTGAACCTACAATCCCACCCGCTATAGCTCCACCTGCTTCCACCACCGGACTGACGACACCCTGATATATTTTCTTGCCCAAACTATCAGGCTTAGTTTCTTGTGTGCCTTGCGTTGTATCCCGTAATTGTTGCGGTGTTATTCCTTCTGATTTCACATAAGCATCAATATCTGATTCAGGTGCATTAGCATCTATCATTTTTGCAATATTACGTTTTATTTTTGCAGTATCTGGACTTGACTGACCCGTTATTGTATCCATTCTATTCACAAACCTATTGGGATGTCCTTCCTTTTTAAATTCTGATGGCCAATGATTACTTTCATTAGGAATTGCGCCTGATTTATAAGCTGCACGATAATCATATTGATGTCGAGGATCATCAGGGTTTGGATTAAGACCTAATTTAGATGACCAATTTTTATACCATTTTTGAAAATCTTGTTCTGCCATAATTATTCCAACCCATATTTTTGTTTCAATTTATCTTTTACCTGAATTTGTTTATTTTTCCTCTCATATGGTATTCCAATAACTTTAGGGTCAAGTCCTGACTGATTTGCAAGTTCCTCATAATCTGTAATTGTCTGGTCGTAATTGCCTTGATAAACTTCCATGAAGTTTTGCGCCATCCTAACCAGTGCATTACGCTCATCGGCTGTCATGCCTGCGCCGCCAGTTCTTAATTTATCTATCTTACCTTGAATCCTGTTATATATAGCCATATCTTCAGGTGTTCTTGCATATTCGCTTTCTCTTACTACGGATGTCGGGTCTGTCATTTTATTAAAGAGCGTGATTAATGCCTGATCAACTGCCACCAGTGTCTTGCTTGTCTGAGACTCTTTTAATGCTCTCTGCATGACTGTATATTTCTGCGATACATCCTGATAATCCTTAATATATGGATTGGCTTTTATTTCATTCCTTAATTGATGTCCTGCTGAGAATTTCTGATAAGGATTAAGTTCTGTTTGCACAGGCTTACCTTTTATTTCCGTTGCATTCTCAAAAATCGGCTCATTGGTATTCGTAAGCCCCTTGAATGTTCCCTCGTAGGATTTACCATCCTTACCTGTGAATGTATGTCGCCCGCCTATTTTATATGGCAATTCTGTTGGCTTCACTCCTCCAGTAGCAATTTCAGTACCTGTACCGGAGAACCTTTTTTCTCCCTGTTGCAAGGTAAAGTCTTCACGTTCCTTTTTCCTGCGTCCGAATACATCTAATGCCTGGTCAAGTTCTGTCTTTCGTTTCTGAATGTCAGTTATTTGTTGCTCTATTGCTACCATAGCATCCTTGTCTTGTTTTTGTGCTTTTCCTTCTGTATCTGGTTGTAACATTTGTGCTTTTTGAGTCTGCAATAGTTTTTCTTTTTTAATTAAAGCATCTAATGTTATTTTATCAGTTTGCATGTTAAAATTTTCATCATGCACGATATTTTTAACCTGATCACTGTGTTTCATCGGTATGTAAAGACCACCACTTTCACCATTTTTAAGATACGGTTGTAATGATTTTATCCAGAAATCTTTAACTTCTGGCTCTAACTGATTTAATATCTGATCCATAGGAACAAGTCTGTTGGCCTCTGTTTCTGCTTCCATTGCCTTTTTGTATGTATGTTCGTTAATAGCCTGCTGCATTTTACTATTTTGTATAGCAAGCTCATTTTGCTGTATCCCTTGTATACCTGTAATGGCCTGTGTTATTGCCTGACTCCGCCCCAATGCCTCAACAAAGTTTCCCATAATTATTCCTCCTTACTACCATCCAAATAGAGAACTTAATCCACCGACAATGCCACCAATAACTGCTCCAACAACGTTACCAACTCCTGGAATTATTGAACCTGCCACCGCTCCTGCCGCCGCTCCGCCGCCTATGCCTCCCATAACGCTTTCAGTCTTCTTGCCTCCCCACGGGGTTATTTCTTCTATCGGGGTCTGCTTAACGATATATTCTCCGGCTTTGCCGCCTGCATAACCAGCAGCTCCCGTTAACGCAACTCCACCTGCCGTAATTGGGGCGGGGCCAGTCATGCCGCCATAACCAGTGGTCATAAGACCTGTAGCAGGGTCTATTGCCGCCGTGCTTGCCAATGCTCCCTTAGTTGCCGCCATTTCCGTTGCGGTAACTGCCGGTGTTGCACCCGTTACCCAATTAACTGCTTTCTTGCCATAGTCAGCTATCGCTGGAACCTTACTTCCCACATATGCACCTGCTACGCCCAACTGCGCATATCCGCTTAATTTAGCCGCTTCCGCCTGATCCTCAGCAGACTGCTCCTGTATGTCTAATGCTCGCTCCTGCATCTTCTGCTGCCGCCTGCCCTGCTCTGCCGTATACCTTGCAGATAGTTCAGCATTGAGTATCGCTTCCAGTTCAGGCTGAGTTAACCCTCTACCTGTAGTAAGCTCCTTCTGACCTGACAATTCCCTCATTCTGCTTGAATAGTAATAGGGATCCACAGCTATGTTTGCCATAATGCCTCCTTATAATATCTTCTCTCTGACGTGTTTCCAAAACACCTCTAACCCAATAGGTTCAAACCCTACATTCTCATTACTTGTCGTCATACTGCAAGCGAAGCTATGGAACGTATGCGGGCCGGTATTGATAGACTTCATATTGTTTACCACCCGATGAGTTGTATCAGTAACGGAAAAGCTCCCAATGGACGTACCTGTGTTTGCCATATCGCCGTAATGTGTCATTGCTATACTATTTACAGTCGTAGCCTTAGATTTAGCAATCATTCGTACAATTCTTAGCATGGTCTCATTATTCCATCCGCCTAAAGGTATGTCAGGTGTCTGGAATTGCGACACGATATTATTGCCGTCAAATGTAGTGCCATATTCTAAGCGTTCCAAGTATCCGGTATCTATTGCGCCGTACACGTATTTGTAACCGTTACTATCTGTGACAGGGATACCTAATTGAAGATATTCACCCGTACTTCTGTCAATCTCGAACCATTTACGACGCATAAGGTCAAAGACATATTCCTTATTAAGCGTTGTATTGCTGCCACTTGCCCATAACCAATGATACTCACGTTTTGCCTCATCATAGAAAGCTGTTGATTTATGTATCTTTGCCGTGTTTATTGTGGTTGAACTCGTAGGGTCAAATACGTTTTCAATATCGACATGTATCGGCATAACACTTGAACCATCGAATATAACAATAGCTCCTGCGGCCTGCCAGATAGCCACGTGTTTGTTTATCCCCTGAGCAATCTCAAAGCCAATGTTGCAGATCTTAAACGTATCCTTTGCCACGCAACCGTACTGGTCTGAAATCTTATACAGTGCATAAGTGTTTAAGGATGTGCCGTCAATTAGCCATGTTTCCTGTTCCTTACACAATATCAGGTTTTCGTATAACGATGAACCGAACCTTGTATAAAGCGATCCACCGGCAATAATATCCGTGTTGTCACCCAAGAAAAAATCTGCTGTATCCGAACCGTTAAATACACTGACGGTACTTGTTCCTGATGGAGTAATTTTATTTCTCTGCCCTGACTGGTCTGAACAAAGCCAAAGTCTGTTGTGAAACGATACCGGGAATTTATAATTAGATATTTGTTTTTGTGCCGGTATGCCGCCGACATAATAAAGTTGCACATCTGCCGATAATGCCTGACTAAAAGCTAATTTATAGTAGTACAGCGGTGTATCGTTTGTGGATATAGTCGTAGTCTGCTCTGTACCCTTCGCAATAGCCTGCCATGTAATATTGCCACTTTTGTTTAAGCTCTGAGATGTACCTTTTGTGCCATCATCCACTGTGCCGACTGATACCCATGCCGAACCGCTCCAATACGAAACCGTAACAAGTGTATTAGCGGTAGTGTTCACATGACCAGGGACAAGATGTAATTGAACCCCCATCATCGGCTCTGCGAATCCTGCTAATACATAACTCGATGTCGCAAGAGAGTCTAACTCGACATACGTAGTCGTGTCAGCATCAATATATGTATCCCCGATAATGTTAAAGATATGGTCTGTATAAGTAGTACCGACATATTTAAAGAAGGCGTAAGCCTGCCTTTTTATTCCATCCCATATATCTACAATCGGCTGCATGGGGGTGTCAAGGGTAGTATAATAAATCTCCGCATTCTGGTCTATACTTGTCCATGCTACGAGATACCAGTAGGCGGCGATATTATAAAGTATTTTAGGCTTTGCGGTGGATACCGTTGAAGTAAATGCCAGACTACCTGTTACTGCAAGTGCCTTACCAGATGATACCGTACCATCTGTAATACTACCTGCCGTAGTCCATGATGTGCCATCCCAGTAAGATACTGTGGCGTCTGGTGATGCTGTGGCATTGGCGGTTTTAATATAGAACTTTATGCCTGCTAATGGCCTCGTAGAGCCGATATAGACATACGTAATGGTATTATTACCATATGCACCCTGTGGAGGCAGAAAGTTTGCCGTGTGTCGTGCGTTGTTGGATACACGGAATTCATCAAGCCAGGCATTAGATGTGACACCTAAGTCATAAATTGTCTGATTAGGGTTTCTGCCTATATAGATTAAGCCGGTATAATCAACCGCTCTACTTGTATCACTTGTATATGCTCTCTGAATTCCATCTATAAATATATAAAAATTATCGCCATTTTCTACAACTTCAATATGATACCATTGATTTATTGTTATTTCATATGCCGTATATACCTCAACAACGACAACAGTGGCGGCCACTATCTCCATTCTTATATTACCTAAAGCCCCTCCTGTAAGGTATACGGCCATACAATTATTGATGTCTGTTTGTTGATAATACAAGGTTTGCGTTGTACCAACATCACTAAAATAAACCCACATATCTATTGCCCATGTACCATCGGACAAAACAAAGTCTACATCATCTGGTATAGTTAAATATTGTCCTCCCCCGGTTGCGAATTTACATGAAGCTGTCCCAAACTTCTTAGTTCCTGTATCTGTGGCAATACTGCCATTACCGGTTATCGTATGTGGAGTAGTGGGAGATGAATCCGTGAAATTGCCATCGAAATGAAGCAGCAGCATGGTATTGCTATCAAGTGTCGCCGACACTCTTTTAAGTAATGCCGTATTACCTGTAGATTGCAGCGTATTACTTACCGCCTCGGAATAATTATATACAAACGAGTTATCGGGATTAAAGTTAAAGAACGCCCCGCAACGGTATTCATCGCCACCCCAGATTAAAGACTCCTTGCCGTTACAATAGGCTACGCATCCATCGGGAGCATTGGAAAATGTACCTATACCTGCGCCTGTGCTTTCTGTATATAATGCCGTAGAATTGAAGTTGCCCTGAGATGGAATAGCTGTATCGTTACGGTATATTTTAGATGCCGTCTCCCCGCTATCCCATGCCTGAATCAGTACATGGGATTCAGTAGGCTCATCTTTTGTGAAATGATGACCTGCACGGAATAATAGGTATGAGTTAAGTGCAGTAACTGTGGTATTGATCTTCGTCATACCGGATACAGACCTTATGCCTGCATTGGTATAACGCATATTGGTGAGTACCTGAAAATCGCCTTCAGATAGCTGCGTGCCGTCTACACTCGTCCGCCATCTGCCGGTTAATGGTATGGGAACGGGATTACGTTCTTTATCTGCCACAACATTATCTCCTCGTTCCTGAACGGTTTGCAGGCTTAATAAAGTTTACCCTGTATCCACCTTGAACTTTTGCCTGTCTGGTATCTCTGGTAATACCTCGAACTCTTGCATCAAAATGTTTCCATAACCTATCGCCGAAATCAGGCTCACGATCACGGTACTTATACTTAAATGCCGCATAGTAGACAAGTGCTTCCTTGTAATCAGGAGCGAACCTGTACGCCTTGTAAGGTGAATATACAGGTGTCGGCATTTGAATATATTGTACCGTAATCGTATGGCTTGCAGTAGATGGAGGAGGGTCAAGGAGTAAAGCAAACCTGCCATTAAATGTGATGATATACGAATCCGCCGATGTCCAATCGTTGTTTGTACCATCGAATAATGCACACACAAGGACTGTTGAAGAGGTCTTTGATACCACTACGCCATGACTGCCATCAGTTAAGTTATGGACATAATCACCGGCGGCTACATTGGTGAACGATGCTGCCGTATCGGTTAATGTCGCCTCGCCATTAGATGCCGCTGCCGTAGATGTTGCTGTGCCTGTTAATTGAGATATGCCGGATGCGTCTACAAGTGTAAACTGATCAGGGACGGATTGAGATGTAGTATTATCGCCAAGTATTATAGCGTCATAAGCCCTATGCCTTAGAAATGTATTGGATGAGCCGTCATTATATTTTATGATATAATCATTCTCATCATCAGTAAGATATAACGACAGGAAATCAGGATTGAGATTGTAAGTCGTCTGCTCGGCAACTGTGGTTATCGTTTGAGTTGCAGTTAGCGCTCTTGTTCTCTGACATAACTCTCTTGCCGCCTCATACAGACAATCATATGAAGTCCTGTCATCCAAGAATGACCCGTTTGACGGCTCACCCAATAAGACTCTAAGCTCTCTAAGTAAGGTGTACCCATCCAATTACTTAATTCTCCTGAGTCGTTCTACATTGGTTTCCTCACCTAACGACTTACCGACAATCTTTAAGATAACTGACGCATCGTTACGGCTAACCATGCCATCCTTTGTATCTATCCCGCATTTCCTTGCAAGTTCAGGGTCAACCTTAATGCAAGGCTTTACCATCCTGCGTGCTTCCTCATGCGCATCGGCAAAACCTCTTTGCATATCGTCACGGGTAAACATGGATTCGCTGATACCTTCTGACAGGTTCTTGTATGCCTTACCAAGTGAATCAGACTGAGAATCATTTAACTTTGGTTTAGATGATTCAATACTGTCCAACCGCTCCCTGTCACGTTTTAAATCTTCCCTTGTCTGGTAGATATAATCCGGCGGTATATCTCCACGTTCCAATGCTCGTTCCCTTTGCTGTATAGTCTCTTTCATGGTATCTATCTTGCTCTCAAAATACCATGCAGGAAATGGGGAGCCTACATTGCCATCTTTGTCTTTGTCAACCTTACCGAAGAACTCCAAACTGTCTGTTGCCATAAAAAACCTCCTGTTTAATATAGGGGCCTGCCATAGACAGACCCCCTGACATAAATTACATACTACTAAGCATCCGTGCTGGCAACGATGTTCGTGGCCATAGCAACTTCTCCACCCAAGTTACAAATATTGATAGGTAGGAACATCTGCATAGCTGCACCTACAACTGCCTCTGTAATGTTTATGGTATTGGATGTAGAATCCAGTCCGATACGGATATTGATATTCGGCCCGACATGACCGGTAGACGTTGCTACTAAAGTAATGGCTACAGGTGTAGTGGAATCCAAACCATTCTGAATATAGTTAATACCCGGCCCGCCGCCTATGGTTGCATTGGTCATTGCGGTGGTCACATTCTCTATCGCCGCTACTGCAAAATTACCGAAAATAGAGAAGTCCTCAACGACAATACCATCTCCGCCGACAATGGAAAGAGCGGTATCCGCTCCGGCAGCGGTAGCACCGTTATGTATCCAGCCGCTTATCTTGAGCCTATCTGCAGCAGCGGTGGTTACGATAAAGTCTGTAGCCTGACCGGTAACATCCCGTGTCTCAATGTTAAGTAATGTGCAGTCTGCGGCAGCTATATTGATAACTCCGGTAATGACGTCAACACCACCCGTAATAAGGAAATTACACATGGTCGTATTGGCCGCGGATATTTCTACGTCTGCCGTAGTCACAGTAACGTTTATGGTCGGCCTGAGTGACCCGTTGCCAACGCCGATAAAGGTAATCCCTGCAACATCTATCGCCAAACCATCATTAACAGCCACAGTCTCTATGTGTCCAGGCATAGCAATAATGACATCGCCATTACTTGCGGTACACCTGCCTACTGCATAATCAATTGATGCAAATGGCGCATCCTTTGTGCCAGCCGATGGACTATCTGACCGTGTAGTGCTTGTGCTGCTGACAAAATATACATTGCCAGTGTATACATTGCCTCCTATGCCTGGGAGTACAGGCACACCAAACGATTTTACTCCATGATTAAAATTAGACATTTATTTACCTCCAACCAGTAAATAGTTACCTGCCAGCGGGATATTTCTACCCCGCCGGCAGGAGGGTTAAATTAAGTTACGTTGTGTCCATAAATCCAACGCCACTCCGTAGTTCCTACAGCAAACCGCATGTAACTGGAAATCATGGTGACAAGGGTATGAAAATCTATCTGTGTCCTTGTCTCAGGTTTAATCCTGCTGATAAAGACCAGTGCCTTTTTCATTAAATCCATGTTAACCATAAACCAGTTATTTGTATCTGAATCATCCAGTCTTGCATAAGGGATAACCTTGTATCTCTTATACTGTGGATTGACATTACCTTCAGCGGAGTCCATACCTTTAGGGGTATTGACAAGCTCATAGGCTGCATCCGCAAGTGCATCAGGGGGGATCAGTGCAAAGTTATCAGACATCTCAATACGTTCCGAGACATCGTTCCTAAACTGCCTCATCAGTATCCTCGTTGCCGCCACTGATGTTTTATTCATTGCCGATGTGCCAGAGTTTGAGAACCCTGACGCTGTAGAAGTCCCTGACTTTGTTTTATGAGACCCGCAAAGTGCAATACCTTCCTCATTATTCTGATACTGAAACGCTGTAGAAAACGCTCCGGTAAATACTCCTGCAGCTTCTTTCTCCATTGTTCGACCGGCAGAGTTTATCAGAGATACGGCCTCATCATCGAATACGCCATATTTCTTGTCATCGAGGAACTTTCGCTCCAACTGACGACCGAGAGCATATTCGTAAGGCTCAATTTTGATGTGATACCCTGGATTCCTGTTAACAAACGGAATCTTGCCAGTGAACCTCTGATGGTCTGGTAAGGACCCGACTGAATAGAACTCCTCAAATGCCGCATCTGAATCCAGCATCCTGAATAGTGTCGGTATCATCGGGTTTAAATCTTTATACAACTTATCGAAATCGGCGACTTCACGAAGTCGTTTATCGAGTAGTCTCTGTAATTGAGACGATGTAGTTACGTCCGCCATTTTATATCACCTCCCTTTACGCTCTCGCCTGAGCAAAGTGGTCTATGTTAAATTTGAAATCTACATACTCCTGTCCGGCTACGCTTAAATCAAGCCTGATTACATCAAGTACCAGGTAATTTGTGCCATAGGTAGCTGCGGCATCTATAAACATGGATTCTGAATCGAAATCTGCATAAGACGGCCCAATACATCTGAGTGGAGCTTTGACACAGGTGTCACCTACTGCTACTGCTGCGTATGTAGGGGTATCCCATGTTTGAGCAGTAGCTGATGTGTTATCGAGTATTCTGTATGCACCCTTGTTTGCACCTGACCTGAAACTTAATGTCGCCTGATTTGCAGTGCTTGCAACCAATGTCCCGGTTGTACAAGATACGCCATTAGTATCACCAGTAGTTACCGTACCAACTGTCATAGCCGTACCAAAGGTACTGTTGAATATCTGTCCCCTAAGTATTGTCTCAGGAGTAATAAGCTCTACTTCAACCATTGCCCTTTGCTCGCCCTTACTCCACGGCCCTTCTACGCCCGTGAACTCCGTAGTTGCGGCAAGTGGAGTGGCATCGGTAATGTACTGAGTATTGTATGTAGCATTAAATAACGGATTTTTGTTATTTGTACCGACTACTACGCCAAATGGCATACTTTTACCTGTAGTATCTACTGCACCTGATGCAGCACCGAATGGAGTTGCGCCTTCATTGCCTTGACACTGTACAATCTGACCAACATAAAGAGTATCCAGATATAGTACAGGAACCCATAGTTTCTGCTGACTTCCGTGAATTATCTTAAATCCCATTTTATATCACCTCCATCATTTATAATTTTGCGAATGGCAATTGGGGCACCCATTACCCTGAACCTTGAAGTTATGGGTAATAACTTCAGTTGTCCCATCTGCCATTTCTTTTAATGCAACGTGTCCTTCGTTTATGCCATCTAAGACTACAAAGCCGTTTACAGGGTCTGACATATCTGCTGATCCTTGTGATGTGACGGTAAAATCCGTATAAGCCCTGCCGTCTCCATCACCTGTTACATCCCTGTCAGCATCGCAAATGAAACCGCAATTCCAGCAACGGTAATATTTACCTGCGTCATCGCCTTCGCCGTACATGGGGAGTGTACGCTTCTCACCCCTGATACGACGCTGACTATACCTGACATGACGAGACCCTTCTCTCATTTATCAGCAAGTGCCTCCGCTATGCTTTCCTCTGACATGCCATTGCGAATCATGTAAGCCGCAAAACTTTCCGCTTCGGCAGATAGTTTCGGCAACGTCACTTTACGCTGCGTATTCGTATTTCCGACAGTAACTCCTGCGGCTGCTGGTTTCTCGCCTTTTACCGGCACTGTCTTAGTTGCTCCTCTTGACAATACTGCTGCCTGAGCTTTGGCATAATTAAGTTCGGCATCTATCTGAGGGTTGCCGGTTCTGCGCACATTGAAATTAGTCATCATCTCTTTGACCACATCATCATGTTGCTCGTTACCGTTCCCCATAGATACCATTGTTGATACATAGGCTTTCTGGTAAGTCTCCTGATCTGTCCTCATACGTTGCTCACGTGCCTGGATGACCTTTTCCACATCATCAGGGGTGGTAACATATTCCGGCATCTCTACCTTGTCAGTGCTTACCTGCTCGGCAGGTTTAGCCATAAGGGTATCGAGTTTATTCATTAACTGACTAAACTCTGCCTTTGTGACCATTACATCTTCGAGCTTTTTAACCTTCCGGCCAAGACGTGTCTTCTCCGCGTGATCTTCACCCTGCTCATCCTGCCCTTCAGATTCGGCCTCTGCTGCCTTTGCAGTGACCTCTGGTTCGGAAGTCTCTTTGCCTTCAAGAGCGGCAGTTAACGCTTCATCGGTTACTGAAGGTTCAGTAACGGTAGCATCTCCCGCAATGCCCTTTGTTGCGTTGTTATCTTCCATGTGAATCCTCCATTGAAACGAAAAAAGGCCATATCAAGGGTTCTGCCCTCAATATGGCCTCTGGTTAATACGTGTTACTTATAACTTAGGCTTTTATGGTATCTAACACTTCTTTAAGTTTAGTCTCAAGTCCTTTCAGTTGCCGCAACGCATCTATTATCACCTTCCGTATATCATTTATATCTGCTATATGTTTCATTTTGAAACGTTGACTTATATCTACTTGATTTCTTTCATTTTGTCAAGGTAAATAGTTACCCTTTCCGATACTTTTCTTAACCTTAACTTTAAATACCTGAACTCCGCCAATTCCTGCGGGTCAGCCTGCTCATTGTAGATCTTCTCTAAAAGCTCCTCGTGCCGCTGAATATCGTCCTTTAATAACTCCCATCCTAACGTAGATGATACGGCAGTGACAAATGGGTGGTACTTACCTAAGATGTCAAGGGTCTGAGCGCCTCGTTTACCTGTTTTTGATAGGAACCCTGCAATGTCTTCTAACGGTGTTGGCATTTACATCCCCCTCGTGTACTGTTCCATATTGCTCATAGGCATACCGGATTGATTCGATGTCGGTGCATTCCTCATGTCTGTCGGCTGATTACCCGATGTTAAGCCTCCCTGCTCCGGTGGTACATACTTCTCATCCAGCAGATAATTTTTATAATCAGGGAAATTATCACCCAGCAAGTCAAACGCTTTCGATAACAAATAATTCAGTAAAGCTGCCGTGCGAGGATTCGGCACATTGGAAACTCTTCCAAGCATTTGGTCAATCAAAGCAATTTTGCGGTATTTATTGTAATCTGTTTCAATATTCTGTGACAATGGTGTATAAGAATAATCCGCTTCCGAGTCGAACTCATAGGCATCCTCACCCATAACCTGTAACGCCGTTTCCGGTCTCATGTATTGATATGACATATTGAGTATCATCTGATATAAGTCTATGAGGAATGTGTATTCAAATGTAAGGTCAGTGAAGTTATCTCTTAGGTTTGCCCTGTTATCAGCCCCTACAACTGCCGTAGCTGTGGTAGACGAGTTCTCCGGCACATCACCCATAGTCGTAGGGAATTTAGCTGAAATCTGGTGCATGGAGTTCTTTATCATTGCTATCTGATTCAGTGCCCCACCTATATCGTCCTTAATGAGGAGTTCTCGTAAATCAGATGCAGGGTCTTCTACTTCCATGACATGCTCAGGCTCGAAGTATATGGTCTGATTATCTTCCATCGCATATTTACGGCCTATCAATGTCGGCATAGTGGCAAGTTTAACTCTGTCATTGGATAAGTTGAATGTATCATTTAAGGCAATCTGCAATTCTCTCAGATACTTGCCATCTGATAAGCCGCTATCCTTTGTAGGATGGATGTAGCACCAACCTCTAATAACCGGCCTATAATGATTCCCTTTTGCATCCTTGTAAGGGCATAACTGAAAACGTACCATGACTCTGGTTGTACCGATTACGGCAAATGTTATAATAGTTTCAAGTAGTACCGCATCGTCAGATAACATGTTCAAGGTATCGTATGCAGGTTTGACTGATATTGGATCGCCATTCTCGTCACGTTCCGTCACCTTACACCACATCTTACCAAATCGTTCCAATACATCAAACTGTTTCGATACGGGTTTACCATCTTTCTGTTTCTTATCATCTTTGTTATATGTTTCCTGAGATGTTTGTGTCTCCTGTGCTGAACCATTACCTTTGAGTAACTCTTTGACAACATCAAGGTTGATATAGTTGTTGGCATCTGCCTTTGCAAGTAAATCCTCATAAGTTTTCTCAGACCTGATAATGACAGCGTTTTTCTCCTGTATCGAGTATGAATACTCGTTTGTAGTAAAGACATTCCGGGGATCAATTATCTCGTAATTGAATCTGTCCTTTACAATCTTCTCGCCATAAATAGGTTTAGGTGAAGTAATGAGGTTGCCATTTTCATCCTGACTATATGAAGACTGATAGCCGGTAATGACTTGCTTTACTTCCTGATCCCACCAGCAAACCGCATACACCTGGCCGGCAAGGGCATTGATAAGTCGCCCTCTGATGTATTTATGGTAATGAAATATATCTTTCTGATTCAAGGTCTTATTGATTAACTTCTTTGCGCCACGCGCTTTCACTATGTCTTTAGGGTTATCTCCTTCGAGTTTCACTTCGATAAAGTCACGGGTCTT